GAGAAAATCTACAATCCAGGCGTGGGCAAGTACGATGTGGTGGCCACAACTGGCCCAGGCTACGCAACCAAGCGCCAAGAGGCGTTGGAAGCCATGGCTCAACTCTTACAGGGTAATCCCCAACTGTGGTCTGTGGCTGGTGACTTGTTCGTCAAGAACATGGACTGGCCTGGCGCTCAAGAGATGGCCAAGCGTTTTGCCAAGACCATTGATCCCAAGTTCTTGGAAGACGGTGACGAAGACCCAGCATTGCAGGCAGCGCAGCAACAGATTCAGGCCATGGGCGCTGAGATGGAGCAGATGTACCAGATGATCCAGAATGTCGGCAAATCAATTGAGATGCAAGATTTGGAGCGCAAGGACTTTGAGGCTCAGATCAAGGCTTATGACGCCGAAACCAAGCGCATTGCAGCTGTTCAGGCCGGTATGACTGAAGAACAGATTCAAGACATTGCCATGGGTGTTGTCGCTGCGGCCATGGAGTCGCAAAGCATGATGAACCAGATGCCTGAAATGCGTGAAGCACCGATGGCCATGGAAGAACAACAAATGATGCCTCCCCCACAACAACAAATGGGAATGCCACAATGAAAGCCGCAGACTTTATCGGAATCTTATTCCTAGCCCGTGATGTCACTCATTCGGTGCATTTGAATACCCGCAGTTATAGCAAGCATGTGGCTTTGAATGCTTTCTATGATGGCATTATTGACCACGCTGACGCATTTGCTGAAGCCTACCAAGGCCGTCATGGCCTGATTGGCCCTATCACCCTGCATTCGGCCAAAAAAACGGCCAATGTGATCGAGTTTTTGCAAGATTCACTTGCCGAAATCGAAGCTAATCGCTACGATGTGTGTGATAAATCTGATTCATCGTTGCAACAATTGATAGATAATATCGTTGAGTTGTACCTGACCACGTTGTACAAACTCAAATTTTTGGCATAAGGATCATCATGGAACTTCTCAACCCAATGAGCAAAGCGGATTTTCCCGCTTACACCGCAACTGCTGGCGCAAGTGCAGGCAACACAACCGCATGGAGCGCTGGCCCACAAGGCGTGTTGGTCTGGGCTGACGTGCCTTGCTATGTTGAAGTGGGCGTTGGTGCTGTTGCTACCAGTGCCAGCACACCAATTCCAGCTTACACGCCAATTCCTTTTGTTCTGACACTCAGTTCAAACGGCTCTCCTTGGCGCGTCAGTGTGCTGCGAATTGGTAGCACAGACGGCACTGCGTACTGCAAACCGATCAATAAGCAATGAGCTTTGGTGTCGCCCTTCGCAATTCGGTGGCCATTGGTTTAGCCGGTATTGTCACGCTGTTTTCAGGCACACGCGACAGCGGTGCTTCAGTGGGCAACCTTCTCACCGAATCTGGCGATAACCTCGTCCAAGAGGACGGTGGACAAATTCTTTTGGAGTGACCTAAATGGCCGTCAATCTTTCCCCCGTGGGCGGCGTTGCGGCCCAGTTTTTTACTAATACCGGCGCAGTTCTGACTGGCGGTAAAATTTATACCTATGCGGCTGGTACAACCACGCCAGCAACAACTTTTACTTCGTCTAACGGTTTAACACCTTGGACAAACCCTATTGTTTTGGATGCCGCTGGACGTGTGCCTAGCGGTGGTGAGATTTGGTTGACTGACGGCATTAGCTACAAATTTATTTTGAGAGACAGCAATGATGTTTTGATTGGCACATACGACAACATTACTGGCATCAATTCAAACGCTATTTCGTTTACTAATAGCCAACAAATCATCACAGCCACGGCTAATCAGACAGTGTTTAATCTGTCAATCAGTTATCAGCCTGGCACTAACAGCTTGTCGGTGTTTGTGGATGGTGTGAACCAGTACGGCCCAGGCGCTCAGTATGCTTACACCGAAACTGACAGCGACACCGTGACCTTTGTTTCTGGTTTGCATGTAGGCGCTCAAGTTAAGTTCACCACAACTCAGCAACAAGGCGCTGGCGTTATCAACGCTTCTCAGGTGACGTATAACCCTGGTGGCACTGGTGCAGTGGCTACCAATGTCCAAGCCAAGTTGCGGCAAAGTATCAGTGTGATGGATTTTGGTGCTACTGGTGATGGCGTAACTAACGATGCGGCAGCGTTTCAAGCGGCAATTAACTCTTTGCCTGCAACTGGCGGTGAAATCATTGTTCCGCAAGTAACCACCTATTATGTTTGTGCAAGCGCACTTGTCATTCCAACTGGCAAATCAAACATAACCATTCGTGGCACAAATAAATATGTGCAAATTAGATTTACCAGTGCTACAGCCAATGGCTTCACAATTCAAGGTGAATCAGACAATCTTGTAATTGAAAATTTGGACTTGTATTCCACAAGCAATTCAACTGGCGCGGCCATTTCATGCATAAATACGGGTTCAGCAACACCGTTTCGTGATTTCCAACTAATCAACCTTAATATTTCATTTTTCTTAAAAGGAATTGTGATTTATGGCCATGTCAATGGATTGATCCAAGGCGGCCGCCAAGGCGGCCAAGGCAAAGCGGTTGCTGGCGGCGTTGGAATTCAATTGGGTGAAGATATTAGCAGTGCGGGAAATGGTTGCGTTGTTAATCAGGTCTATGTGTCAAATTATGAGACAGGCATTTTTAACAAGTATTGCACCCCTTGTTACATTCAATCATCGTTGCAAGGTGGATGTGCAACAGCCGTTGCCAATCCTGGGACAAATGTTTGTTATTTGATTGACAATTATTTTGACTCAAACAACGATGAAGCTATCAATAATCAAGGTTATTTGAATTGGTCTTCCACGTTTGCTTCTTTGGGCACGCAAACTGTTACAAATGTTTCGCGCCGGATTCAAAAAGTTGGGTATTCATTTGCCAGAATTGTGGCGTTTCGTAACACAAGCGTACAAGCAATTACAACGGCAACCTACACCAAGGTTCAATTTAATGCCGATCAAGAAGATAGCGAAGGGTTGTTCAACACGACAACCAATCAATTCGTTGCACCTTGGGATGGTTTTTACGATGTCACTGTAAATTTAAATTGGCAAGCTGCCACAGCATCAAAACTGTACCAAGCGGCTATTTATAAAAATGGCGCAATATACGCATACGCACAAGTAGTTGGCCCTTTGACTGTAGCGAATGAAGTCACGGCATCGGTTAACAAACTTGTATGGCTTGCAAAAAATGACACTATTGAAGGTTACGCCTATCACAATGAGGGTGTTAATGCTAACGTTAACTTTGGCTCGGAAAAAACTTTTATTTCTGTCTACGGTCTTTAATTTGGAGTAAAAAATGGCTGATTTAAAAATCTCCGCGCTAACTAGCGCAACTACCCCACTAGCGGGTACTGAAGTATTGCCAATTGTGCAAAGTAGCACCACGGTTAAAGTTGCAACTAACGATCTAACGGTGCGAAATGTACGGGCAAATGCAACAACAGGCATCTTGCAAGTTACTGGGCCTGGCACTGGCACAACCCGTGTAATGACTACTCCAGATGCCAACTTTACTGCGGCAAGAACAGATGCAAGCCAATCATTTACTGGGACACAAACTTTTGTTGGAAGTGGTGGCCAAAGTGTTCGCGTGTATGGTGGTAGTGCGGCTCATCAATGGGATATTTACGGCAACGGAAATAACTTACGAATTAGTGATAACACTGGCGGCGGGTTAGTACAAATTGATACTGACCTCAAATTAGATAATAGCAACTTAGTCATCGGCACGTCTGGCAAAGGCATCGACTTTTCTGCCACACCAGGCACAGGCACAAGCGAGTTGTTGGCTGACTATGAAGAAGGTACTTGGACACCTATTGATGACAGCGGTGCGGGCTTATCTTTTACCAGTGTTGAAGGCACATACACCAAAGTTGGGCGATTAGTAACTTGTTTCTTTTCGCTTACTTTTCCAACTACTGCATCGGGATCATCAGCAAGAATTGGCGGTTTGCCCTTTACTGTACCCGCAGGAACAAGCGGTTTGAACGATGCCATTCTTACTGTAAACACATCTAGTTTAGTTATTCAGCCCTATGCGACAAACAATGCAACAAACTTTGGATTGCTATTGACTTACACTGGTTCTGGCGCTACCAATGTTCAACTTACAACAGCCGTATTGCGTGGCAGCATTACATATTCTGTCTAATTAAGGAACAAAAATGGCTTTAACAAAAACAACGTTTTTTTTACAAAAAGATGCTGTCGTCAATGCGTTAGATTATGGGTCTATCACTGCAAACTGTGCGCCATTTTTAACAACAGCTTATGCGGCAGCGGTAGCCCAAAACAAACCTTTGTACATTCCCACAGGCGTTTACACCATTGCTTCAACACTTGTTTGGGATGGTGCAGTTGATGTTTTTGGTGATGGTCAAGAAGCAACAATTTTGCGGAAAACAGGCGATTTTAATGGTGTTGAAATTACTGCTGGCGATGCCCTTTGGATTCGTAATTTAACTGTTGATGGCACAGTTGGAACTGCCACTGGTTCAGGTAATGGAATTGTTGTTAAATTGGGTAACAATTTAAGACTTACCAATTTGCAATGCAAGAACAACCCAGGCCACGGCATTTTGATTAACTCCATGTCTGTGGGATATGTTGCAAATGTTCGCTTGCAATCAAACGGCATTAGCACAGGGGCATTGTTTAGAAAAGACGGAATTCAATTAAATGAAATTTCCCCAGGCTTTGTTCGTGCTTGTACGTTTGTAAACATTAATTGCATTAACAATTACGGCAATGGAATGTACATTGTTGATGCGCCTTTTAACACTCTTGTTGGCTTACACGCAGAACAAAATGGTTACAACGGCTTGCGTATAGATGCAGTTGGAACTGTTGGAACTGCCTATCTTGAAAACAACACAAGTGAAGATTTGCGTTTTGGCGCTGGTTCTTACTGCAACAACATCACTACAACTTATTGCGGAGATATTTTAGAACAAGGCACAAACAATGCTTGGACTATGTCTTTGCAAGATGGTGGGTTTAACAATGAAGTTGCCCAAATTTACAGCCCAATAATGAACCCCAAAGTGGGCGACAGTGCTTATGGGTCAATTTCTGGTGCTGAGTTTATTGAGGCAGCTTCAGGCACACACCCTGAGTTTGTTGTCAAACGAGTTAAAACGCCAGTCATTCAATCTGGTGGCGCAGCTGTTACTAAAATTGTAAACTTGTTGGTAGAAGCACCCCCAGTCAACGGCACAACAAACTTGTCGGCAGAATTTCAAGGTGCTGTTAATACAAACTCAACAACTCCAACACCATTAGGTGGTAACCCAGCCACTGGTATTTCTTTGGGTAGTTCTGATGTAAAAATTCTTTGGGGGTCAGGCGCACCAACTGCATCGGTTGCAAGAGGTTCTCTTTACTTACGCACAGACAATGGCACAAACTCAAGTTTGTATGTAAACACAGATGGCGCAACCACATGGGCTGCGGTTACATCGGCTTGATAAACAACTTTAAGGGGTAGAAAATGGCATTGACAAAGCAAATTACATTAATCAGTAATTTTGGTGACAGCGTATCGTTTGACAACGCATATATCAAAATTGACAGTTTGACTGGAAACAAAGAGCAAATGCGTGCCTATGTTTCTACATATAAAAAACAAAACGAACAACTCATTGGCCGCAAAAACTATTCTTTTACTCCAAATTTAAATGGTAAGAATTTTATTGCTCAAGCCTACGATTACGTTAAAACCCTGCCAGAATTTGCTGGCGCAACTGACTGCTAAAAAGGAAACATCATGGCACTCGAAAAAGTTATCTCTGTCGATCTGATTGAAGTTGTTGAAAACGGCACACTTCAAGTTCGTACTAAGACCGCTATCAAAGAAGATGGCGTTGAAATCAGCAGTAAGTTCCACCGCCACGTTGTCGTGCCTGGTGCTGATGTAAGCGCTGAAGATGCCAAAGTGCAAGCAATTGCCGCATCTATCCACACACCTGAAGTGATTGCCGCTTATCAAGCTGCTCAAGTAGTTGCACAGCCAGAGTAATCTGGTGTAAGATTAAAACAACTGTATCGGCCCAGTAGACCGAGGAATCTTAGGATTCATAAAAAATGACTGAAGAAGTCCAAGCCCTAGCGGAAGTAGACTCCGCGCCAACCACGGATGTGACGGCCACACCTGAAGTTGCTGAAAGTACGCCGGAAGTCGCTGAGAACCAAGTCGAACAAGCCACAGAGGAAAAGAAGTACTCCCAGGCTGAAATTGATGCGATGATCGGCAAACGCCTCGCAAGAGAGCAACGTAAGTGGGAAAGAGAGCAAGCAAATCGGTCTGCGGAATCGCAAATCGTGAAAGCTGCACCAACTGCGTCCGTTGACCAGTTTGAAAGCCCTGAAGCCTATGCGGAAGCAATGGCATATCAGAAAGCTGAAGAACTATTGGCCAAACGTGAAGCAGCCAAGCAGCAATCAGCTGTTCTCGAAAGCTATCAAGAGCGTGAAGAAGCAGCACGGGACAAGTATGATGACTTTGAACAAGTCGCTTACAACCCCAAACTACCGATCACAAACGTGATGGCTGAAACGATCCAGTCTTCGGACATTGGGCCTGAGTTAGCGTACTACCTTGGCTCAAATCCAAAAGAAGCAGATCGCATCTCACGCATGACGCCACTCGGTCAGGCGAAAGAGATTGGGAAAATTGAGGCCAAATTGGCATCAGCGCCCCCAATCAAGAAAACAACATCTGCGCCAGCGCCGATTTCTCCTGTTACTGCACGCTCCGCTGGAGCAGCAACTTTGGACACTACAGACCCACGCTCTATCAAGAGCATGACGACTTCGCAGTGGATTGAAGCTGAACGTGCAAGACAGATTAAGAAGCTACAAGCACAGACCCGCTAATTTTTTTAAAGGACTTTTGAAATGTCAAACAGTATTCTGACGATTGATATGATCACAAGAAAAGCTCTCGAAATTCTTGAGAACAACCTTGTGCTTACCCGTAACGTGAACCGCCAGTATGACGACAGCTTCGCTGTTGAAGGTGCTAAGATCGGTTCTACCCTCCGTATCCGTTTACCTGACCGCGCTTTGGTAACTGACGGCGCCGCCTTGCAAGTGCAAGACGACAACGAGCAGTTCACCACTTTGACCGTTGCCAGCCAAAAGCACATCGGTGTCAACTTCACATCTGCTGAATTGACCATGCAATTGGATGACTTCGCAGAGCGTGTGTTGAAGCCTCGTATCAGCCAGTTGGCATCTTCTATTGATGCAGACGTGGCCAATGCGTACAAAACCATCGGTAACACCGTTGGCACACCTGGCACAACTCCTTCTACTTCTTTGGTCTTGTTGCAAGCCCAGCAGAAGCTGAACGAGAACGCAGCTGTGATGTCACCACGTTACGCTACCGTGAACCCTGCTGCTAATGCTGGCTTGGTTGAAGGCATGAAAGGTCTGTTCAATCCTACAGACACTATCAGCAAGCAATTCAAGAACGGCATGATGGGCACTGGCGTGTTGGGCTTTGACGAGATCAACATGTCTCAGTCTATCAAGCAACACACAACTGGCTCTCGCGTTGCTACTGGTAACTCTGTGACCACCACTGTGTCTTCTCAAGGTGCTGCCAGCATTGCTTTGACTATCGGTTCTGGCCTGACAGTTAAGCAAGGTGACGTGTTCACTGTTGCTGATTGCTTTGCTGTGAACCCACAGACCCGTGAATCCACTGGTTCGTTGTTCCAGTTCGTTGCTTTGGCTGACGCCACTGCCAGCGGCACTGCAATCGTTGTGAACGTTGCTCCTATCTACACTGCCGCCAATGCTTTGGCTACCGTTGACAGCTTCCCTACCGCTGGTAAGGCTGTTGTGTTCGTTGGTGCTGCATCTAGCCAGTACGCTCAGAACTTGGTTTACCACAAGGATGCCATCACTTTTGCAACCGCTGACTTGCTGTTGCCACAAGGTGTTGACATGGCTGCTCGCGCAGTTCACAACGGTATTTCTTTGCGTATCGTGCGCCAGTACGATATTAACAATGACCGTATGCCTTGCCGTATTGACGTTTTGTACGGTTTCAGCACGATCCGCCCACAAATGGGCTGCCGTATCTGGGGCTAATCTGATCGGGGCTTCGGCCCCTTTCTTCGTAACATCTTTGAAAGGAATTTATCATGGCTCTCCCTAATGGTGCAGGTGGTTATCAACTCGGCGACGGTAACGTCGGTGAAGCACAACTGTTCGTGCAAGGCGCTCCCACAGCGTTGACTGCTGACGCAACTTTGACTGCTGCTCAATTGGCAAATGGTTTGTTCACCAGCGACTCTGCTGCTGACATCACCGCTACTTTGCCTACCGTGGCTTTGTTGGAAGCTGATATTAGCAGCGCCGCCAAAGTGAACGCAGCTTTTGAGTTTGCAATCGTAGTTGTCGATGCTTCTTATCAAGTCACTGTTGCCGCAGGCACAGGCTGGACTTTGGTTGGAAACATGGTTGCGCTGGAAAGCACATCTGCTCGTTTCCTCGCCCGTAAAACCGGCGAAGGTTCTTGGACTTTGTACCGCGTTGCCTAAACCTAAATGGGGGCTTCGGCCCCCTGATTTAAAAGGAAACAATCATGCCTACAAACACCAAACCTATTGGCGTTGCTTATGAAGATCAGCAACTAGATGGCGCAATCATGGGTAAATCAGGAGGCACTGCTGGTTTTTACGGTACTGAGCCTATTGCTCAAGCTGCCGCCATTACTGCTGTCACCAATACCGCTTCTGGTACTGAACTAGCAACCGCTATCAATGCACTTCGCACTGCGTTAAAAAACATCGGCATTACTGCCTAAACCAAAAGGGGGCTAATCACCCCCTTTCTATTATGAACATTACACTGACTCACCCCGTTCACGGCGCTAAAATTGCAACTATGGATTTAGAGGCTGAGATGGATGAAAGAAATGGCTGGACTCGCTATAATCCAGACACGCCTCCTGAACCCGAAGCGGCTCCTGTTAACGTGCTGGAAGTTAAGCGCCGTAGAAAAGTGACTACTGAAGAGGTTTAAGCATGACAACGTACACCGCTGGCCAACAAATTGAACGTGCCCTTCGGCTTCTCGGTGTGCTTGCTGAAGGCGAAACGCCTTCCGCCGCTACTTCTCAAGACGCCTTGATGGCGCTAAATCAGATGGTGGACTCGTGGAATACCGAGCGTCTGTCAGTGTTCTCCACGCAAGATCAAGTTTTCACATGGCCTGCGAGTTTTATCAGTCGCACCCTTGGCCCGTCTGGAGACTTCGTAGGCCTTCGCCCTATTTTGCTTGACGACTCTACATACTTTAGAGCGCCCACCAATGTCTCGTATGGCATTAAGTTTATCAATCAACAGCAGTACAACGGTATTGCTGTTAAGACCGTAACGTCCACTTACCCACAAGTCATGTGGGTCAACATGACGTTCCCCAACATTGAGATATATCTTTACCCACGTCCTACGCAGGACTTAGAGTTTCACTTTGTGTCGGTTCAAGAGTTGAATAACCCCGCCACACTGTCCACGATTTTGTACTACCCACCAGGCTATCTGCGTGCGTTTACTTACAACTTGGCCATGGAATTTGCCCCTGAGTTTGGCGTTGAGCCAAGCCCGCACGTGCAGCGCATTGCGATGACTTCTAAGCGTGACTTGAAACGCATCAACAACCCTGATGACGTGATGGCGCTGCCTTACGCATTGGTGGCCAACCGCCAAAGGTTCAATATTTACGCCGGCAACTATTGATGCGGAAATTACTAAACTGTACAGGCTTGATGATGTTTACGCTTTGCTTCCAGATACGCTTGATGCGCTTCTTCGGGCGTAGTGTAATCACCAATCCGGCACGTTTTTCGGTTGATAGTAATGCTTGCTCGCCACTTGTTTTGAAACCAGATCACACCAAGAAATCCAGACTTGTTGCGTCGGTTGGGTCTGCGAATATTTTGCGAGTTACCGTCGGCTGCAACAACGCGCAAGTTGCACAACCGATTGTCCGCCTTGCGCCCGTTAATGTGGTCAATCAATCCGTCAGGCCATACGCCGTACGAGTACAGCCAAGCAAGACGATGCGCTTTGTAAATTTTCTTTTTGACGCCTATTGTGACGTATCCAAATTTGTCTGGCGATCCTGCGATGTCTCCAATGTGAATAGCTTTGGCAGCTCGCGCAATCCATGTAAAAATTCCCGTGTTGGGATCGTAATGCAACAACTGGCAAAGGTCTTCTACCGAAATGTCATTAGCCATGTTTGTAATCCTTTTTGGCGTTGTAATGTTAATGCGGGAATTATAACATGAAAAGTCCAATTTTGGGTTCATCTTATGTAGCACGGTCTGTTAATGCAGCAGACAACAGGCTTGTCAATCTCTTCCCTGAGATTGTTCCCGAGGCTGGTAAAGAGCCTGCGTTCTTAAACCGCGCCCCAGGTCTGAAACTGCTCAACACCATTGGCAACGGCCCGATCCGTGGCCTTTGGGCGTTCTCTTCTAACGACAGCGATGCCTTTGTGGTGTCAGGCACACAGCTGTACAAGATCACTACCGCGTATGTGGCCACGCTAATTGGCACGGTGGCAGGCACTGGCCCTGTGAGCATGGCTGACAACGGCACGCAATTGTTTATTGCGGCCAATGGCCCCAGCTACATCTACAACAACACGACAAACGCTTTTGGTCAGATCACTGACCTAGACTTCCCCGGCGCTGTAACTGTCTGCTATCTGGACGGCTACTTCGTGTTCAACGAGCCAAACAGCCAGAAGCTGTGGATCACCGCGTTGCTAGACGGCACGTCAATTGACCCTCTTGAGTTTGCAAGCACTGAAGGCTCGCCTGACGGCTTGGTGGCCGTGGCCGCTAACTTCCGTGAGGTCTGGGCCTTTGGCACTAACTCGATTGAAGTCTGGTACGACTCTGGCGCAACAGACTTCCCATTACAGCGCATCCAAGGCGCGTTCAACGAGTTGGGCTGTGCTGCCCCTTACTCGGTTGCAAAGATGGACAACGGCCTGTTTTGGCTTGGCCGTGACCGCCGTGGTGAAGGTATTGTCTACCGCGCCAATGGTTATGCAGGCGTTCGCATTTCCACCCACGCCGTTGAGTGGCAGATCCAACAATACGGTGATATATCGGACGCTATTGCGTACACCTACCAGCAAGACGGCCACAGCTTCTATGTACTGGTTTTTCCTAGTGCTAACACGACTTGGGTTTATGACGCCGCTACGCAAGCCTGGCATGAGCGTGCAGGCTTTACCGATGGCAACTTTACTCGTCACCGTGGCAACTGCCAGATGGCGTTTAACAACAAGATCGTCATTGGCGACTTTGCAAACGGCAACATTTACGCCTTTGACCTAGACGACTTTAGCGACAATGGCGGCATCCAAAAGTGGTTACGCACATGGCGTGCGCTACCAACTGGCCAGAACAATCTGCGCCGCACGGCCCAGCACACACTGCAACTTGACTGCGAATCCGGCGTTGGCCTGAACCTTGGTCAGGGCAGTGACCCTCAAGTCATGCTCCGCTTCTCAGACGATGGTGGCCACACATGGTCAAACGAGCATTGGAAGTCCATGGGCAAGATTGGCGAGTATTACAAGCGCGTGCTGTGGCGTAGGCTTGGCATGACAACTAAGTTGCGTGACCGTGTTTATGAAGTGTCTGGCACTGACCCTGTGAAGATTGCAATCATGGGCGCAGAACTTATTCTGAGTCCAACGAATGCCTAGCCCTAACGCGACGCCAACGCCGATCACGCCGCCGCGAGTGCCGCTGATCGACCCTCGCACGGGTCTGATCGACCGCGCTTGGTATTTGTTTTTCCTGTCGCTGCAAGACATAGCGACGTCTGTGGTTGAAGATGTTGATCTGGCCACTGACTCTATATCCTTGATCGCGTCTTACGATGCGGCCTTAAATGCGGTCAATCAAGAGTTGCAGACGCTGCCAGCGTCTCAGTCAGCCGAGTTGCAGGCGCAGATTGCAAACGTGCGTCAGATGCTTGAAACACTGCCTCGGCAAGAGTTGGGCACAATGGCCGCGCTTCAGCAGGCTAACTTGCCATGGGTAACTTTTGACAATACGCCAGAGAGTTTACCAACCGACATTGGCACTGTGGCGTGGGACGGCGGCACAACGCTGGGCATCCAAATGACCGCCAACGTGCTTCAGCCAGTTGGCGAAGCGCAGTATTACTTTATCAAAGCATCGGCTGCCATTGCCAAAGGCGAGTTGGTGATGTTTGATGGCTCTGTCGGTGCTTCTGGCGTGCTGAAGGGCAAGCCTTCTACTGGCGTGACCAATGGCCAGCTCATTATGGGTATTGCCGCAGAAGCCATCGCAAACAATGGCTTTGGCTTGGTTTCCAGTTTTGGTTTGGTTCGAGGTTTTAACACCACTGGCACGCCGTATGGTGAGGTCTGGGCAGACGGTGACATCCTGTACTACAACCCTTCATACGCTGGTGGGTTGACCAAGAATCTGCCTGCCGCGCCAATCCCTCACGTTGTGGTAGCGGCAGTGGTCAATGCCTCGTCAGCTGGCGCTGGGTCTGTCTTTGTCAGAGTTCAGGCCGAGCCATTGGTCAGTCAACTGTCTGACGTTTTTGCACCAACGCCTGCCAATGGCGATGTGCTGGTCTATGATGGGGTTCAGTTGCGCTGGGAGAACGTCCCTGCGTCATCTATTATTTACACCGCCAGCGGCGCACCAGTCACCAAGACGGCTGACTTTACGGTCGCTGCAACCGATACTTGGTTGATCAACAACAAGTCAGGATCGACTTGCACCGTGACCTTGCCGTCCGCCGCGACTTACATTGGCCGCACTTTGACTTTTAAGAACATGCAGGCGCAGACTTTAGTGTCGGCATCAAGCAATGTTGTGCCTATCGACAGTACAGTGGCTGGCACAGCAATCCTCTTGGCAGTTGTAGGAAATTGGGCGACAATGGTGTCTGACGGCACAAATTGGGTCATCATGCAACAAGCCGCTAATAACTGCCTCTTATTGGAGTAAACCATGACAGTCACCGTCAAAGTCCTCGTACCGGCTAAATTTGCCGAAAACGCACAAACAACCCAGTACACCGCGACTGGCGTTACGGCCATCATCGACAAGTTCACCGCGACTAACATCAGCGCGTCTGCCGCCACGATCAGCGTGAACTTGGTTACGGTTGCTGGCTCTGCCGGTAACACCAACTTGATTACCAAGACCAAAACCTTGCAAGCGTCTGAGGTCTACACGTTCCCTGAATTGGTTGGCCAAGTCCTTGGCGTTGGCGACTTTATCAGTACAATTGCAGGCACAGCCAGCGCAATCAACATTCGCGTTTCTGGACGTGAGGTGACCTGATGCGTGTAACCTACGGCAAGGGTTTTGCACCAACCTTGTCCATGACGGGCAAGGTTTTGGCGTTGCAGAATGAACTCTTAAAAATGCCGCAGGCCAACATTGTGACCGAGCATATTTTCAAGCCTGGCGTTTATGAGCGCAAAATTACAATTCCGGCTTGGACTGTCTTAACTGGTGCAGAACACAAAACCCCCTACCATGTTCGAGTGGAAAAGGGCACAATTGCGGTCAATACGGACGATGGCGTTAAAGTCTTTACCGGCCCATGCGACTTTCCGGCAAAGGCTGGAATGCAACGCGCAGGCCGAGTGTTTGAAAATGAAGTAGTTTGGGTGGACGTGTATGACAACCCAGACGACTGCAATGATTTGGCGGTGTTAGAAGAGCGTTTGTATGTCGTGCCTGACTGTGGCCTTGCCGACAGCCGCACTGACGCACAAAAGGCGCAGATTGATTATGGGGCGTTCCTATATCAGATTGGTTTGACTCAAGGTGAAATGGACGCAATTGTCCATAACGAGTCTGATTTGATGGAGATGCCTGACGGCGTGGCTGTGGAATTGCGCGATTCGCCGATCCACGGTAAAGGGTTGTTTGCAACCCGCGACTTTGAGGCTGGGGAAATTGTGTGCCCTGGTCGAGTGGATGGTAAAAGAACCCCCGGCGGGCGCTTTATCAACCACTCGTTTAATTGCAATATCAGACCCAAAAAAGTAGGGGATGACATTTATGCAATTGCTGCGCGTAAAATATGCGCTGGCGATGAATTACTGGTAGATTACAGAGCATCAATGCGGGTCAATTTTGGACTCACGTTACAAGGAGAATTGCCATGTCTGGATGGGTAGCAGGGGCCACGGTTGTTGGCAGTTTAATTGGTGCAAAAGCATCTAAAAGCGCGGCGAGTACGCAAGCCGCCGCAGCTGGTAAAGCATCTGATCTTCAACGCGAAATATTTGAACAAACTCGAGCAGATCAAGAGCCATGGCGACAAGCGGGCGTTAATGCTTTGGGTGTTATGCAAAGCACCGCTGGCAATGTTCCTGCGGCGTTTAAGTTTGGCGATTATGAATTTAAAGCTGACCCAAGCTACGGCTTTCGTTTGGCAGAAGGCCAAAAAGCACTTGAACGCAACGCCGCCGCCCGTGGTGGTTTGATCTCTGGCCGTGCTTTAAAAGAAGCCACTCGATTTGGTCAAGAAATGGGTTCGTTAGAATTTGGTAACGCATACAACCGTGCTTTAACAAGTTACAACACAGACGTGGCGCGTGAGAACCAGTTGTACAACCGTCAAGCAGGACTAGCTGGCATTGGCCAAACATCGACAAACTTGGTTGGCCAAGCTGGTCAAAATTACGCTACCAATGTGGGCAACTTAATGACTGGTGCTGGCGCGGCTCAAGCGGCTGGTCAAGTGGGCGTGGCCAATGCTTTGACTAGTGGCATGGGCACATATTTGAATTACAGTCAAAACAATGCTTTGCTTAGCGCATTGCGTGGTGGCTATGGTGGTTATGGTGGTAGTGGTGGCGGAAATTATGCAACCGTTACTAACCCATACTTTACGCCTAGCGGTACACCACCTGGAGGAGATTAATTATGGCACTTAACCCAAACATCGCTCTTGGCGTTAGGCCACTTGAAATTCCAAATCAATTGGCGCAATACGCCCAATTGTCGCAAATTCAAGGCGCACAACAAGCCAACCAGTTGAATCAAATGCAAATGGCTGAATATGAACGTGCGCGTGCTGAAGAAGAAGGCACGCGCAATTTTCTTGCAAAAGCTGATTTATCTGATCCAACCGTACGTTCACAATTAATGACAAAGTATGGTAAAGCTGGTCGAGAAATTGCTACAAATTTGACTGCTTATGACAAAGCGCGGTCAGAAGACCTTGCACGGCAAGCAAAATTGGCACAAGATACGCAGGCCATGTATCAAAACATATCAGGCATTATTTCTAATAAAGCGGATGCAGCTAAGTTTTTGCAATTGGTAGTTAACGATCCGGCAATGAAAGATTCGCCGCTTACAAAAATTCCGCTAATGCAACAAATTGCAAGAATTCCTGAAGATCCTGCTGGCTTGGACGACTGGAAAAAACAGTTTGCTTTGGGCGCAACCAAATACATTACTGAAAACAAACCAGTTACCTTTGCCCAAGACACTGGCGGCGGTGGCCGTTTAATGAGTCGCGCAGGACTTGGTGGCCCAGCTACCCTTGTGCCTGGTAGTGATTACACCAAAACGCCAACATTTGCTGACATAAATGCTGCCGCAACTTTGAAATTTAACAAAGACAAGTTTGAATTTGAAAAAGCCAATCCCACAATGTCGATCCAAGAAGATCCAAGTGGTTTGCTAGCCATCAACACCAAAACTGGTGTGGCTACTCCTGTGGTGTACGGCCCAATGGGCTTCCAAGCTGCACCCGCAGCTGCACCAGGCGCAAGCATGATGCGTCAACCACCAGCTGCATTGCCTAGTCAGCGTGTGCCGGCCATCCCAGGCATGACCAGTGTGCTTGATCAGACTGCTGCGCCTGCGGCCATGCCTATGCCTGCCGAAGTTGGTGCAAGAATGCCTGGTATGCCTGTAGGTAGCAAAAAAGAAGCGCCTGCTAAATTTAATGACACAGACATGCAATTGGCTGGTTTGGCTGGTTCTCTTAAAGACTTTAAAGAAGAAGTTGGTAAAAATCTATTTACAGGCGCTAAATATCTTCCTTCTGGTGCAGATACATCTAGGATGACAGCTAAGTACACAGCACTGCTAATGGGTGTCAAAGACTTGTACACACTTGGCGCGTTGACTGGCCCTGATATGTCAATTATTGAGTCGCAATTGACTAACCCTGCTTCATGGTCTGGCAAATTTAAAACAAAAGAAGGTTTTAATGAGCAAGTTAAAGTTATTGAAGACATGTTGAAGCGCAGCACAACAAATCTTGAAACCACCTATGGCCGTGTGCCTAAAGCATCAAGAAAAGCGCTTGAAGGATTGCCAGGCGGCGCGGCTGGTGGCATATCAGGTGCAACCGCAAACGATCCATTGGGACTGGGGATTAGATAATGGCAACACTTGCAGAGTTCCGCGCACAGTATCCGCAATACGATGCCGTGCCAGATGTCAAGCTGGCCGATTCGTTGCATCAAAAGTTTTACAGCCAGATTCCCAAGATGGAGTTTTACAAGACCATCGGACTAGGCGCGGCTACTGCAATACCAGGCGCTGAGAATGTTGTAACTGGTGTTAAGCCACCAGAAGTGTCAATGCGTGACCGTATCATGGGTGTAATTGAAACGCCCTTGGCGCTTGGCGCAACCTTGGCCGGCGGTGCTATTGCACCTATTGTTGGCATTGCTGGCACATTGGCTAGTGGCAAATACGGCACTCAAGAAGGCATTCGCGCTGGCCAAGAAGCCATAAAGGCTGTTCAGTATCAGCCACGCACACAGACGGCCAGAGAAGCCTTGGGCGCTGTTGGTGAGTTCTTACAGCCAATTACTGGCGCTTTGCCACCAACACTTGCCGCAACTGGTACAACGCTTAACGCTTTGGCTCCTGCGGCCATGATGCAGACTGGCGCAGTTGTTCGCCCTATGGTTACTCAAGCAACCGCACCAGTGCGCAATGCCTTGGCCAATGTGATGACACGCGAACAGCCTGGCATGGTTGGCATGGGCGCAGCTAGTACGGCTGAAGACTTGATGCGTCAACAACGGTTGGAGCAATTTGGTATTCGCGCAACAGCTGGTGAGCGTGAAAAGAATTTACAAAAACAACAGTTTGAGTCAGATGTTCAAAGAGGCGCTTTGCCTGGCGTGTCTGAAGATGTTAAAGCTAAATTGGGTAGAGAACTTGGTGCGTTTAAAGTTGGCCAAAAACAAGACATTTTGAACCAATTTGAACGCATGACAAATCAAGTTGTTGGCCCAGAAGGAATTGGTATTGATCGCAGCGCCCCTCGCGCAATTGGCAATATTATTGACAAACAATTGGTCAAACAATATCAAGACAAATTGAAAAAAGTTGATGATGCTTATCAAGCCGCCAGAGATTCTGGCGAAACAAAACAAATTGTTGACACTGCCAAACTAGAACAATGGTTGGCTGATAACGCGCCAGAAGCCATTTCTGTTCCGCAAATACAAACCATTGGCGCAAAATTAGATGCGCTTAAAAAAGTAACTGGCAATCAAGTGTCAATTGATGACTTGGAAAACATTTACAAATCTGCTGGCAATTTAGCAGAAGGTAATCCATCTGCTGCAAGATTTATGGGGCAAGTCAAAGGCGTTATCAATGACATGACCGAAGGCGCTGGTGGTGATCTGTATCGCGCAGCCAGAATGGAACGCAAGCAGCTAGCTAAAGATTTTGAAAACGTCAAAAGAGTTGATGATTTGTTAAGCACAAAAGCTGGAAAAACAGATCGAAAAGTGGCTCTTGATAATGTTTATGATCATATTGTGGTTGATGGCTCATTGGAAGAAATGAGAACCGTAACCCAATTGCTCAAAAAAGGCGGCAAAGAAGGTCAACAGGTTTATAAAGAATTGACAGGCTATACCTTGCAACGAATGAAAGATTTGTTGCTTAAAAAAGGCGATGAAACAGACAATATCCGTCTAAACAATTTCAATAATTTTGTCACTCAACTTGATCGAGAAGACAAACTTGCTTACATGTTTGGCAAGGCCGGCAGAGACAAACTTCTTGATTTAAAACAAAGTATCAGCGATGTGATGGTCAAAGAGCCGGGCGCAGTAAATTACCCCAACACGGCTGGCGCTGTTTTGCGTGGTCTTGAAGCCCTGCAAAACTTGCCGTTTAAAATCCCTGGCACTCAAACGGCTGCCGAGTTTGCGCGTGGATTGCAATACAAAAAACAACTTCAAGAATCTTTAAAGCAACCAAATCAGTTGGCTCCAAAGCAAACAAACAAAAACGCTTTGAACAATACGCCAGTCAAGATTGACTTAACAGGCATGGCCAATGGAAAAGAATGATGGACTACCAAGTTTTATTCAACATCGCCGTGGCCGTGGCAGGCTTCTTTGGTGGTTGGACATTGAACCGCATCTATCAGGCCATTGACCGGCTTGATGGCGATGTGCGCAGTATGCCTTTGAACTATGTCACACGCGATGACTATCGCAATGACATAAAAGATGTTCGGGAAATGCTTGGCAAGATTTTTGACAAACTGGATGGTAAAGTTGATAAATGATCATCGATCCCATTACGGCGCTAGCGGGGCTACAAAGCGCAATTAGCGTAGTCAAGAAAGCCAGCAAGGTTGCAAATGACCTAGCTGGCTTGGCTCCGTCTATCGCCAAGATGTTTGACGCCAAGAGCGTGGCTACCAGAGCTATGGTAGAA